ATCATCTGGTTTAGGTGCTAACAAATAACAATCCTTATCACTTGTTAGGTATGCTTCAACGAGTGCTTGTACCTCTGCAGTAAGTTCATCATTACTATCTGAGAGTCTATGATTACTATGACCGAGAAATACTAATCCTCCTGTCAATACTACTGTAGCAACGTAACCTATGGTTACAGCATAATTTAGTTTAGTATTCATCTTATTATCATAGGATCATCCCACATAGATCGGGGTGGTCTTATTTCTAATATTACAGATGAATCTAACACTCCTTCAAGTGCTTCTGACATCCTATTAAATCCATTACCAACATGTAATTGTCCAGCAAATACAGATACAGTAGCAGCACCCCAGAAGATATAATACCATCTGGATTTAACTTGTGCTCTTAGTTTTCTTTTGTCTTTAGTCATTTAAATTCACATTCTAACATAATCTGAGTAAGGCATGCCAAGAGATTAATCTCCTGATCTACCACGAAGGCAGCCTTGTATTGATACTCAGCAATAATAAGTACTGCTGCTGCAATACTTGGTCCCTCCATTATACCATGAAGACCATCATAAAGTCTACGCATAATGGCAGTAGAATCACTATCTAAATTCTGAGTAACCCACTTCTTAACTTCATTAAAATTCTTATCCTTCAAACAAGATAAGAGACTGTCAACATTAGCATCACCTAACGCTGCAAGGATTCCAGTGTCGATAGCACCTGTAGAGCTATATCTCTGGAGCTCATTGATTGTTCTTCTGAAGTCAGGGAAGTATTTTTGTACGACTGTGGCAACCACTTTGTCATTGAACCGTACTTCCTCTCTGGTAAGGATGTCTCGACATCTCTCAAAGAACTGAGCTGCCAGACTTTGTTTAGTTTTTCCACGGACATTAAAATCAATTACAGTTGTTCTACTATGTAATGGTTCAATTATTTTATTCTTAAAGTTACACGTGAATATGAACCTACAGTTCTTTTGAAACTCTTCAATCGATGCCCTGAGGAGTAGTTGTACATCGGGAGTCGTATTGTCTGCTTCATCAATAATGAGAATCTTATGACGAGATTGAGATGTAAGAGAAACAGTAGCAGCAAAGGTCTTTGCCTGATTGCGTACAGTGTCCAAGAATCTACCTTCATCAGATCCATTAATGACGTAAAAATCTGCATCTAACTCATTACATAGTGCTTTAGCAATGGTCGTTTTACCAACACCAGCAGTTCCAGAGAGCAGGAGATTTGGAATCTCTCCTTGCTCTATAAAACCGTTAAAGGTCTCCTTTACAGACTCAGGAAGAATACACTCCTTGACTTTCTGTGGTCTGTACTTTTCGACCCATAGAAAATCATTAGGCATTAGGTTCCAGTGCTATAAAATATTTAATCCCATCACCTTGGAATAAGGCAACGTTAGACTTACTGATTGTAACATTATAATCAGCAAGAAGCAACTTCAAATTCTCTACCTTGAAACAATAACAGAAGTTATCTGTAGTTTCACCAACCTGAACTGAGTAACTATTAGAAGTATCATTCTTCTTATCAGTTACACATAAACTCATCTCAGTACCATCACCATAAAGACATAAGTCTGGTAACTGATATACTGAAGCAGCACGTTGAAGTTGCTGAAGAGTATTACTGCCAAGACGGAACTTAACATCCTCACTAGGAAGAGAAATCTCCTTCTCAGGTGGTTGTGTAATAATATCTGGATCTGCATAGAAGAATCTTGTTTTAGATCTACCTGTCTGATCACTTACAGTTACATAGTTACTCTTGGAAGTGTCAATGGTAGGTTGTTCAAACAACGTCAGTCCACCAAGGAATACACCAAGGTCATATATTGACAGTTGTGAGTCAAACGATTCCTCAACATCAGCATACACAAGAATATTCTTGTTGATACTAAGTGTACTTAATCTATTACCTGGATTAATAACGAGGGATTTATTGATAGAACAAAAGTTCTTCAATACTTCAATTGTAGGTTTAGATAATACGGTCATTTGTCATAATCAACGGTGAATGCAGAAGGGTTTCCTGCGTTTATACGATTAGCCCTTTCTTGCTTATCGTTAAAGTGTAAGAGTAGTATAGCATAATGAATGATCTTTATGATATCCTTTCTTGCTGATCCTTTACGATCATAACGAGAAGCATACTTAAGGATATTACTCCTACAGAATGCTTCAGCATCTCCTACAGAATCAATAAGGTCAAGAGTCTGTACATTTCCTACAGAATAATGACCTCTGTATGTGTTTGCAATATAGTCAGAGATCTCTTTTAGATACTCTTCCTCATTATATTTTCTATTCATATTAGTTGTAATCTCCTCTGGATCAGAAATGACTCTATCCAGTGCATCCAAATCAGCATGCATTTCAATCCTCCAAATCAGGTAGTTTCTTTTCAACCCAATGATCTGTGTTATCAATTCCTGCAGCTTTCACATATCTCATGATATGTTCATCAATTTGATGATAGACTGGATGTAAATCCAAGTCCATATTAATATCATGAGCTATTTGTGAAATCTGATCTGCTGAGAAGCAGTGGTCAGGATGCAGGAGATCACAGCAAGGTATCCTTTTTTCGATCAACTCATTTAAGTTAATACGAATTTCGTAATCTCTGTATACTGGCATTTAGTTTCTTTCGTAATGGTCCTCCTGTGCCCTTTGTTCCCTGTTACGAATCTCCTCATCAGATAAACGCTCGTATCCTTTAGGACGCTTAGGTAAAGTTCCCACATTGCCCTTGTTACGAGAAGTTGATGCAACACATTCGTAATGGTCTGCAAGGTTTGTTGCTTGTTGTGCAGCAGCTGGATTGTCATAATCCAGCTTTAACAGTGATGCAAAATTATATAAGAGTTTTGCTCCTCTTTCCAACTCAATGGTGTTGATTTGTGATTTGTATGTCTTTGACATTGTATTAAGTAGATTGTTGGGAATCGGAATCGGTGTCTGAATCAGTATTAGCATCAACCTTGGTATATAGATCCAAGAATGATTGCTTAGTATCATCATCAAAACGGTTTACACAGTTAGTGATAGCAGTCAAGCGATCACCAAAGATGCTGTGTGCCTGTACTATGTGTACTAAACGACGTGTGGTGATGACTTCATCAACCCCACCGTCAAAGAAGGTCTTACGGATTACTCCCGCCCACTTAACAAGGTTATCAGCAAATTCCTGATCTGCCCCAGAATTTAACAATATCTTAGTTTCTATTGTTGGGGATGGATAGGATTGCTCAAAGGTTATTGGGAATCTTTCAAGGAAGGCTTCGTTGAGCACGTTAGTTCCAACAAATCTTCCGTCGTCTGAACCTTTACCCTTAGTATTTGCGGTGGCAATAACTGTGAATCCTGCTTCTGGTCTGACGAATTTTCCAATCTTTTTAAGGAAAACTCCTTTACCTTCAAGGATGGACTGGAGGCAGAGAATCTTGTTTGAGGCAAGATCGATTTCGTCAAGGAGCAAGACAGCCCCTCTGTTGAGAGCTTCAATAACTGGTCCGTTGTGCCAGACGGTATCACCGTTAACAAGACGGAACCCACCAATGAGATCATCTTCATCTGTTTCTATTGTAATATTAACACGAATCAGTTCCCTTTTCAACTGAGAGCATGCTTGCTCCACACCCAAAGTCTTTCCATTACCAGATAGACCAGTAATAAAAGCGGGATAGAATTGCTTGGACTGAATAATTTTCTTAAGCGAAGTAAAGTTACCAAACGGTACATAATTAGGATCCTTCTCTGGAATAAAGTTTTCGTTTACAGTTTCTACTGCAGGAACTGCTGATGGTGCAGCAAGGTTCTTCTCAAGTGCCTTCACTTGTTGCTTTGCTTTACGAGTCAGATCATAGAAAGATTTCTCCTTCTTCTTTCTATTTGCTGGAGTGAAGACTCCATCCAAATACTGATTACCATTTTCATGGAATCTCCTTGTATCATCCTGCAACCTTCTCCATACCGATGGTGGTTGAGCACCTAATGCAGGTGCCACTGTTTCACAATTGTTATATGTGATGTGAGCAAGGTCAAAACTATTTGCTTTGAACTGTTCGATCATTTGCTCATTTGAAAAGTTGCGTTTGAAGGTCATTGAATCTTTGTCTATGGTTTAATTATAACATGGGGTGTCTAGTATGTCCACCCCCTTGTGCCACTATGCAATCTGGTTTATGAATGCATTTAAGATGGTTTTGTTTGCCATCTTAGAACCCATGTGCTTTTTAAAAGCACGATTAAGTTCTGCTTTAGTTGCTACTTCATCCTTCTGCTTAACCTCAAGATCTTGAGTACCAATACCAAGATTTTTATCAGGGATAAAGAAGGACTCAGTGAATCCTAAGGATCCTTTAACACCAGCATACTTCTCTTTTGCCCACTGTCTTGTTACAGATGCTGCCTCATCATAACTAAGAGAACGTAATTCTCTTTGTAAATCTCTCTTACTACAGATACGAATACCAATCCAATTGTAATCAGTAATCTCTTTAAAGAATCCTACAATCTCTTTGGTAGTGGAATGAGAATGAGCATTAATTTCCTTTGAGAATTTTGTTTTAGGATCTCTAAGAATGAATCTATCTCTACTGTGGCAAAGATATCTTTGATGCCAATCTGTATTACGATAACTATATGAATCTGATGATCTTCTTACCATATAAGTCATTGGATTAGATTCACCATCAGTAAGTGCAACAACATTTACTTTAGTTACTTTCTCAACCTTCTTTAACTTCTCAACAAGTTGACGAGAACAAAGAACTGCACAATCTAAAGGTGTTCCACCTAATGTGTATTCTCTATCATAGCATAACCTACCATTGTTCATAGCAAATGCTTGAAGATATACAAGTTCCATTGACTTCTCTAATGATCTTGCATTCTGTTTTGATGAAAAGAATTCAAGGAGTCTGAAATCACTAGTCAATGATAATGTCTTATCTTTAGGATCTACATGAGCAGGATGTAGATCATAATCATTACCATGTCCATTCTGGAATGCATATACTCTAAAAGGAATACCAACCTTTCTACAGAACCATATCAAATTATAGCATTGCTTAAGTGTCTCTAACAATTCATACTGCATAGATCCAGACCAATCAAGTAAGAATATCAATCCATGATTCTTACCTTCAGGAACTACCTGTACTCTTCTAAAGATATCATCAGTCAATTTATACTTATAAAGTGAATTAGTATCAATCACTCCACTCTTAGAAGTGGCAGTCCTCTGATATTCATCAGCAGACTTCTTCATCTCAAATTGTTTTACAAGATAATTAACTGACTTCTGTGCATCTTTCTTATAAAGTTTATAATGATCTGTAGCATATTCAAGGTTACCTTGATCATATGTTTGCTCAGTTACATCACGATATGCACGTCCATAAAAATGGTATTCTAAATCCTCTTGACATTTTTCCCAAGTAACAATTGCTTTGTCAACATCTAACTTAGGAAGTTCAAGATAAATTGTGTCTCTTCCATCATCATTAACAAGAGTTTCTATTGCCTGTTGTAATGCTAAGTCAGTCTTACAATCTGTCTCAGCAACAGTATCATTACCTTCCTTATAACTTGGAACATCTAAATCAGTCTCATATGATTCTCTATCATCATCTTCATCACCACCATCACCATCTCCCTCTTCTCCATCATCAGTACTATCTTCAAGGTCATCACCATTCTGATCAGGAGTAACTTCCTCTTGCTCATCACTATCTTGAGGTAAGTCAAGTTCAAGATCCATATCTGGAAGATTTATCTGTTCATTCTTAGCATCTTGATCCTCAGCATACGCATACAATTCCTTAGATAATTCTATAACATCATCAAATGTTTTTGTATTCTCTACACGATTAACATATATCTGCTCTTCAGCAGTGAACTCAATATCATGACATCCTTTAAAGTATAGATTGATACGGTCAATTAAAGATAGGTTATTAGGATCTTCTTCAGAAACTCCAAAGAAATCTTGATGCCAGAGTTCACGATACCCATTAAAAAATGTCTTACGAAGACCAGGATAGGTCTGCTTCATAAGACGTTCGATTCTTGCATCCTCTATGACGTTTACAAACGCTTTAGGGGCATGTACAGGTACGTTAGGGGTATATAGAGCATGTCCAACTTCATGTCCAACCAAGAGGTCATATACTGTTTCTGATGCTTCCCATATAGGTAGAATCAAAACACGATTATTTACATCAAATGATGCTGTACTTACCTTACGATGTTCTACAGTAAGGTTTTCCGTTGCCAATAGTTTGGCGAGATTTCCTTTGACTTCTTTGGTTACTGGCATAGTTTTCCTCTGATGTATACATCATAACACATCTGATACTAGCTGTGCAGAGCAGTGGACAGTTTTTGAACTGTCCCAGTGTCTAATGACCCCGCTAACAATAAAAACATTAGTGACAAGGTAACTAATAAAAATAACACTACGTACGATAACAACTGAATTGTCATATTTTTTTGTGGTTTCATCATTAAAACTTCCTAATGCATATTTCCATACCTTCCATGCTTTAAGAATCATCCGACATTTTACTGAAATCATTAATCTTTTCAAACTTTATTGTTCTCATAAATTTGGTGTGAAGTAAATCACCCTTATGAGAAATAACATATAGATTAGTTCCCTTACCAAGACTTCTTAGTATGCTAATCAATTCATTAGTTGCACCAGCATCAAGAGAACTATCAAATACTTCATCTAGTATAAGAAGATTAGTAGCAGCAGAGTTCTTCATACGTGCCACTT